CCCGCCCCCACTTTGGCTCCCCCCTGTTTCGCTTCGCTCACCTTCAGATTGCGATACCCCACCCCCTTCCGAACTTCTTTGTATCTGGAGGGGATTGAAGCCTTCACGTCCTTTGCCATTTCTTGCGCGGACTTCCGGAGCCCCAGGTTGATCGCGCGCCGCCCGGAGGTCTGCCTCATCATGGTCAAATTCGCGTCGATCTCCTTGTGCCCTGTCATCACCACGTCAGCCATCAGACTTCCCTCCGCGTCTGAATCTTGATTTCCCGATGAGCTAGGTCTACATCCACAACGGAAAGGATCTGGTGCGTAGTATCTTCACTGACCAACCTCATAGCTGGGGTGGCATCCTCCAGAGTCGCATTCCAGTCCAGAGTCCATTCGTGCGACACGTCCGCGGAGACCTGGTGGACCTTCCAGAATTCCCTGCCCCCTTGACTGATCACCGAAGCGTAACCTGTGACGTAGGCACTCCAATTTGAATCCGTGAGCTCATCCACGGACCCATGCGCATCCGCAGCCCCGGTGAGGTGCTGGAGGGTGCAAAATTTGTCCTTAGGAGGTGCGCACTTCATACGGAAGACCTCCAGACCGCGGACCATGCCAGGGAGTCGATGAGTTTGTCGTAATTGGTGCGGCCCCCATTGCTGTGATCGCATCCGCTCCAGTTCATGCGGACCCATTCCACGATCGCCAGACGAGCCTCCACGGGAACATCCTCCGGGGTGAGACCATATCCCCCCGTGAATGAAACCGTGACCGCGTGGGGCCAGCTGGGCTCCGTGTCTTCCCAGTCCTCATTCTCCGTCAGGATGATTCGTGGGGGAGTGGAATCAAGGTCCGTGGAATATCGGCTGGAGGCGTAGGTCTGAGTTGCCTGATCTTCGTCCACGTACTGCACGGAGGCCACTGCGGAGACTGGAGCCCTGCGGATCTCCAGTACCGTCCCGCTGGGGAAGCGGTCCAGGTAGAGCTCCACGGACTGAGTGATGAGGTATCTCCGCGCGTCGTACTCCACGGCCTGCCGCCCACTGATGAGAAGGTCCTGAAGCTCATCGTCAAAATCACAAGTCGTGATCCGGATCCGCTTCTTTAGCTCTGCCAGACTGATTGGCTCCCGGGCGGGGTCGCTCGTCACTTTGTAGGTTGCGTTGAGCATTGGCTTTTCTCTTTGCTGGTGGCCGGGTTTTCACTGCGGCCCCTCTCTGGATGAGGGACTCCATGAGCCCCAGACCTGCCGCAAGTATTGCGCCCTTGTGGTGGCCATTCCATGGCCGGAGGAATCGTATAGCTTTGGTGGGCTGAGCTTTGGTCATGGCTTCAAATTCTCCTCCCGCCAGTCCGCGATGTAAGTATGGCGGGCTTGGAATTTGTCGTCGAAAACCGCCACCGTTTCTTCTATGTGCCCGATAGAAACACGGGGGGTGACGTAGAGCGTTTTGCCCGCCTTCCTCCACTGGTGCCAGAACCATATATCGTCGTCCAGGCGGTCCTCATCCCAGTCCCCATCCTTGCCTGGTTCCGCGAAGAACCAAGGCTTCGGAACCCGCTTCAGATCTTCCACCCGAATGAGGGTCAGACCAAAGTGAGCGGAGGTGCAGAGGATCGGGTCCCGGTTTGTGAGCTTGATTTCCTGCTGATGGCCCGCGGTCATCAGAGGGAAGGGCTTCCCACGGCGGCATTGGAGCGCGGCCATGGCATCAGCTTCCGGGTAGGAAGCGAACTCCACCATGAGCTGGCTGAGCTGCTCCGGCGAAAATACAGAATCAGAATCTATGGAGAGGATCCAGTCCACATCCTGATCCACAGCGTCCTGGAACATCCGCTGCATACATTGGCCCCAAAAGACCCCCTGAGACGTGGCCAGTCCAATCCCCAATTGTCTACAGGAGCTCTCGATGATTGACCGGGCCGCCACAGATTCATAACGCGGGAGGGTCATGAAAGCGGAGATCTGCAAGTCCTGCTCCGTGACGGGCCCATCCCCCGCGGGGTCTCCACCGGGTTTGAATCCCTCCATATTGAGGGAGCAGTCCAGGGCCGCGGCGTCCGTGTTCTCTGAGTGCCAGGGGTTGAGCGAGTGAAGCCCAGCCTGCTCCATCACTGCGGTGAGCCGGGGCTTATCATAAGCGGAGCGGTGGAAATTGTCTGAGTCCGTCTGACCACCCATGAGCCAAAAGACGCGATTGGGATCTGAGGAGTTTGAACAGTAGTCGATGTCCGGGACGGCCACGCGCAAACGTCCCCCAGGTGTTAAGACCCGGGTCCATTCGTCCAGAGCCTTCTGGGCATCATCAAAAGAGAAGTGCTCCAGAATATGCGAGGCCCGAATCTCCTCCACGGAGTTGTCCGGGTAGTCCAGTGGGAAGGCTTCGGTCCCCAGCTTCCTGTCAATCGCAATGAAGCCTGGGATCACTGTGTCCCCGGCCCCGATGTTGAGCTTCGTCATAAAAGCCCCCCATCCACAAACAGTGCGTTGCAATGCGTTGTTGCCACCAGCTCATATCCTTTTTCCGTCCCCAAAGAGTGAATGGCGTCCAGGCCAGCCTGTCCGGGTCCGCCCGGATCCGGGATGGGGGCCCCGGGTCCGACTGTGCTGATTTCCACGAGCATGACCCGTGGCCGATATTCCTTGAGCTTCCTCCAGAGGTGCCAGTCCTGCCCGTCTATGTCAATGATGCCCAGGTCCGGCTGGCGGTCTAAAAATGTCCCACGGAAAGCCTCATCCAGATCATCGCATTTCTCGTGGAAGCAATCGCTCTCGTGTCCGTAGCCCGTTTGCAGCTTCTTGAAAAGCACCGGGTCCGCCTCGATCAGAACTGCATACCACCCGTCCTGCCTCCATCGCAGGGTATTGGAATAGAGGAGACCATCCGCCGCCCCAATCTCGAAGCAGTGATGGTTGGTCTCCCCGATACGTTGGAACACCTCATCCACCAGCCCGTCCTCCCCGAACTGGGTGAAGATGTTTGAAGCCTTCCCCTCAAGCCAGGGGACTCTGGGCTGGTAGTTTATAGTGCCTTGCATTGGTCAGACGTGGACTACCACATCCCCTGCGTCTGTGGTCCCAGCTGGGCCTTCTGTCTTGCGGGACAAAGTGGCCAGAGCTGAGACGGTGATATCCTCGTTTGTCGATGCCGTGGCCGTGGTGACGGACAAGCGGAGATACCGCTTCCGCCCGCGGAGGTCCACCCCGTAAATCACGTTTTTCGCGCTGGTGAGGTCCTCGCCTGTTCGGTTGGCGGTGACGGTGGCAAAGTTGGTGACCACGGTATCGTCAGACTCAAGCAAGCTGAGGGTGGGACCCACAGCATTGGTATTGAGCTCTGAGGCAAAAGCAATCCGGACGGTGGCGTAGTCCGCCCCCTTCCGGTCAAGGTTGGCTGTGACGGTGGCGGAGTTCGTCATAGCCTGTGGGGCAATGAGGATGCTGTCCGTCACGTTTCTATCGTGGATCATGGTCAATTCTCCGAAGGGATTTTGTATGAGGAGCCCCGCCCCAAAATGGGACGGGGGTGGTTGGCGTCCTGTGGATTAGCTGGAAGCTGTTTCCAGCCCCACGATTGGGCCCGCAACGGTATCGCTTCCCACTGAGTGGACAGCAATGTCAAAGCGTTCCGTACCCTTAACCCCGATCTGATCCCGTTCCCACAAGCTCTGGCCGCCAACGGTGGCAGTGTCAGAGAAGGAAATGGATTCCCTTCGTCGGTCTCCGAACGTAGCCCCTTGGGCGTAGTTGCCCAAAAGGACGGGGACCTGGGAGTTGGCTTCCGCTGATGGGAATACCTGGGAATACATGACCGGGTAGCCCAGGAACATCGGACGGGAAATCCCGTTTACGATTTCCGAAGCAGTGACCCCGCCTGCCGCCAAAGCCAGAGAAGCCATCACGGTCCAGTAATGGGTCTTGTGACAGATCCAGAAGACCTGACCAGGGACGTCCGCGTAAACGGGAAGGGATCCGACAATGGACTCGTAATTGGCCAGAGACAATTCGCTCCAGGCATTGCCCGCCCCCAAGGTCAGCCCGGGAGCTGTCCCTGCAGTGAGTGCCCCCAGTTTAGTAAGGATGCCCTCGATCCCTCCATACGTTGAGGTCCCGTCACCATTGAAAAGACATTCGTCTTCCTTGTTAGCGAAGGCGTAGGAGATCTCCCCCGCCAGTTCATCCCCGAAGGAGATCACTGAGTCCTCAGAAAGCTCTGAAGACATACGAGTCAGGACCATGACCTTCTTCGCCGTGAGGCTCACGTTGTCGTAGGCCGCATCCGATTCGGTGCCCGCGGCGTTCTCACCGACAAAGTAGGCGGTGAGCCCCCCTGTCCTCCGGGGATCGGTCCGGGTGTCACTGGACATGGTGCGGGTGAGCGCCACCTGTCGAGCGACCCCATAAATCTCCCGGAGCCGGATGAGGTCCGTTCCGAATTCATCCGGCACAAAAACGTGAGCGCCAGTGGTATCCCCTGCCCCTTCACCATGGACTGCCAGGGGCAATCCGAGCTGCTGAGATGCGAACGCCAGAGCCTGAGGGAAATGGAATTTCCCAGGCATGTCCTGAGAGATCCGGGCCAGAGCGTACTGACCGAAACGATAGGCCCGCTCCTCTGGCGAGTACCCACCCACGTCTCCCTTGAAGTTTGCCAACCGGCCGAATCTTCGGACGGTGGCTGGAATCTTCATCCGAGCTTCACCCACGTCTGGGGTGTGCTGGATGTGAACTCCGCGGGCCCCTTCGATGGCGGTGGAATGGTCCTCAAACCCTTCCATCACATCGATCCGGGCCCGGACTTCTTCGTCCTTCGCCAGGAGGGCTTTGATCTGCGTGTCCGCTTCCGTGGCGTCTGCGGTCAGCGCGTCCACTTGCGCGAGGAGATCCGCAGAGGGGCCCCCATCCGCTTCGTCCGCGTCCGCCAGGAGCTTCCGCCCCTGAGCCAGTGCTTCGTCCTTCTTTGTGCTGAGTGCTTCCAGCTGGGCTTTGATCCCCATGAGTCTGCTCCAATTGGCTGAAGCTGGGGTCAATGAAAAGAGCCCAGTGCTCCAGCAGTGAAAAGTATCACCACCAGCAATGGGCTCTATGCGTTCCCGGAATTGCTGCCGCCTGCCAGGTCCACTCTGCGGGGATCACTGGGGGCGGCGTTGTGTTCGCTCCATTATTCTGCCGTGATGCCCCCCGGCTGTCAATAGCCCGATCCTGCGGGACCTCAGAGCCACCATCGCCGCAGAGCCTCTGGAGGAGGTATCCGCCGCGGCCTTGGACTTGATGGGGATCACTTCGTCCACGTACCCCGCGGCCATGGCCTGCTCCGCAGAGAAGACGGTCCCATCCCCATGGGGGCCGGTGAGGTCTTCGCGGATCTTCTCCAGCGTCTGGCCGGACTTCACCCGATAAATTTCCTCCAAATCAAGGTCCAGCCTCTGCTGGACCAACAGCGCATCCATGAGATCTGCCTGGTGGCCCATGACCATGATGAGGCTGTAGTGAGGCTGGTAGACCGCGGAGGCGTGGCATTTTACCTTGTCGCAAGCCAGGACGGCCAGACTGGCCGCGGACCCCGCCAGCCCCTCGATGATCCCAGTGGTGGGCCCGTCGTGGTGATCCAGCGCATTGAAGATTGCCACCCCGTCGTAGGCCAGCCCGCCAGGGGAATTGACCCTCAGGGTCACAGGCTTCCCGCGGTGAGCCAGGAGCGTGGCCCCGATGGTCAGGGAGTCCGTGCCCCCGAATTCATCCCCCACATATCCATGGAGGAAGATGTCCACCCCTTCCGGAGTGACCGCGCACCGGACTCCGAGGGTCTCGTCGTGGAAGGCCGCGTGGAGTTGCTTCGGGATTTCGCATCGTATCTGAGCCATGGCTGTCTCCTGAAGCCCCCGACCCCCCGAATGGCTGAGCTGAAAACCAAACGGAAGACCGGGGGCCAATGTTCACCGTGAAATGATTAACTTCTGAGCCAGGGCTTCCGCCCGGTCTCCCCATGATCCCAGCAGTTCCACCACTTGACCGGGGAGCGTGGCGGCCGTGGCTGAAGCAGCCACCTCCACCAACTGCCTCATGGACTCTGCCGCGTGGTCCTCTTTGGCCTTCACCGCTTCCCCGCTGGTGATGGCAGGCATGGATGTCTTCAGCCAGTCTGTCCGGTAGAAGGACTCCGCCCAGCTGATGAAGTTTTTCACCTTCTTGACCGCGGCCAGGATTCTCCGCTGTTCGTAGGCCAGGGAATCCTCCACGGACCGAGTAATCAGTGAGGCCAAAAGCCTGCGGGCTTCGGGGGCTTCCTCTGGCTCCGGAGGAACTGGTGGGACGGGTGGGACTGTTGGGGGAGCCATAGGGTCTGGCTCTGGCTCCGTTCCCTCTGTGGCTGGGACCCAGTTGGCGGGACGATACCGGATGTCCCCCTCTGGTCCCACGTCTGGCTCATTGAGTTTTGCACGGGCTTCGTTGACGGTGAGGATCCCGATCTCCACCTCTTTGTGGATCCCGTCCATCTTCTCCGCGAACAACATCGCCACCGATGCCTCGCGATTGAATTCGACGAAGTGGCTGTCTTTGTCCTGCTCCTCTTCGCTCAGGAGCTTCGCCTCCGCTTCGTCCTCCAGCTCCTGAAGCCATGGATCGATCGAATGCTGAAGCAGACTTTTCGCTTCGGACTCCAAAGAGTTGTGAGAAGTCCTGGTGGCGTCGCCCAGCAGATGAGGAGGAACCCCCAGGATACTGGCCACGGTGGCCCGGACTTCATAGTCCCGGGTCTGCAGGAACTGGGCTGCTTCCGGGGGCACAGTGAGCTGCTGATACTTCACCCCCTCCTGAAGCAGTGCCACTTTGTGGGAGTTGTTCAACCCGGAATTCATGGTCTGCCAGTCCTTCATGGCATTCCTCATCCGCTCCTCATCCATGCGTCCCGGGATCATCAGAATCCCGCTGGCGTTTGACCCCTCCCCAAAGAATCGGCCCCCGAATTTCTGAGCGGCCATCCCCACCCCGAGGGCATCATGGAAGAGGTCCAGCGCAGAGTATCCCCCCACCCCGTTGGGGCTCAGCCCGCAGATGTGGAAGATATCTCGGCCGGGGAATTTCCGTGGCTCGTTGTCGATCCACGTACAATACCAGAGCTCATTATCCACGAAGCGGATCACCACTTTATCCGGGTCCAAAACCCAGAGGGCTGTGGGCTGCATCCTCCGCGGGTCCCGCTCGATCCAGCTGAAGGAGTTTCCATATACCAGCGCCTGCCCCACGGAGGTCTGAACCCACTTCCTCGAAAGCATCACGGGAGAAGCCCGCTTCCTCAGAATCTTCCGGGCTGGGTGCTTCTCCGCTGGGGACCTGCTGGTCCCGCTCCGCTGGTAGACCTCAAGGGGTAATCCCGATACCCCGTTGGCCAGAAGGTTGACCCCTCGCCAGAAGGGTGGGTACCCCATCACGGACCGCGT